TCCAAGAAGGGTCCATGCTTGGTTTACCATATCTTTTAGGATATTTTTTATTATTCTTACCATCTTCTTCCTCCTCTTGAACCTGGTGAATTGGCTCCTCCGCCTCCGCCAGAACTTCCTCCGCTACTAGAACCCCCTGTGGCTCCTCCTGCTGCTACTGCTGCTGCGTTAATTGCAGCACCTGTTGCTACAACTGTCGCTACAACCATATCTGTTGCTTCTTCTCTTTCTTCTTCAGTCATGTCAGCACCAATACTTCCAATTGCTGCAAGTGCTGCTCCTGGATCTGTAAATATTGCTTCTACCAATGCACCTGCATCTTCAACTAATTCAATATTTGCAGCAACTTCTGCAGTAATAACCAATGCATTTCCATTCTCATCTGTACGAACTTCAATTGGTGTTTCAGGTGGTAAATCTGCATATGAAACTCCAGATGCCTGAACTTGTTCTGCTGATATTGACTCTCCAGGCTTAAGGTCTTCAATTAATGCCTCAACAAGAATTTCTTTTTGTTCTTCAGTTAATTCTTTTCCATCTTTTGCCTCTTCAAGTATTTCTTTTAATTCTTCTTCAGCAGCCTTTTCTTCTTCTGCTTCAATAGCCTCTGCTTCTGCTATTTCTGCTAACTTTTCTGCAATTTCTGCCTCTTCTTTTGCTATGGCTGCTTCTTTTTCTGCTAAAGCATTTGCTATTTCTTGTTCCATAGCCTCTTGTTCAGCAGCAATTTTATCTGCTTCTGCTTGAGCATTTGCTTCTTCTTGTGCATCTGCTTCTTCTTGTGCAATACGGTCTGCTTCTGCTTTTGCTTCTGCTTCCATTTTTGCCTGTGCTGCTTCAATTTCTGCTGCTATACGATCTGCCTCTGCTTTAGCATCTATCTCTGCCTGTATCCTTGCTGCTTCTTTAGCCATTTCTGCTGCTTGTGCTGCTAATTTTGCAGCAAGATCTGCTGCTATTTTATTTGCCTCAGCCTGTGCTGCAGCAAGGGCTGCAAGCCTATTTGCTTCCGCCTGTGCTGCTGCTGCTTGTTGTGCAATTATTGCTGCTGCTTCAGCCTGTATCCTTGCTGCTTCTGCTTGTTGTGCAGATGCTTGGGCTGCTACCTGTGCTGCAATTGCTGATGCTTGATCCGCTGCTGCTTGTGCATTGATGATTGCTTGGGCTGCTGCTGCAGCCTGTGCTTGTGCAGCCACTGTTGCCAACCTTATAGCCTCTTCTTCTGCAGCAATGGCTGCTAGTCTTGCATTTTCTGCATCAATAATCGCTTGTGCTGCTGCGGCTTCTGCAGCAATTTCTTCTGCAGTTTTGCCAATTTTTAATGTAACAACATTTGAATTTGCAGAGTACAAAGCAAGAGTATCGTTATCTGATCTAATATGAAATGACCAAACCGTACCACTTGGTTTTAATCCTTCTAATAGTGAGTGACTAATTGTTATTGTTGTGTTAAGGGAGTTAGGTCCTCCAACATTTCCTGTTGCTATTCCCCACCCCCCGCCATCTGCGCTAAAAGAAATAGCATATCTTTCTGGCTGTGTATTGCCAGTATCAGGCGCTTCCCAGGTTAATACTGTTGAAGTTTCACCATCAACTACAGTTAAGTTTCTTGGAGCACCTATAGTTAGGGATGCTTGTGAAGTAAAGGCTTCTGCTGGAATAATTTGCATTGATCCAGATTGATCCCAATATAAAAATACATTTGCTCCCCCGCCATTTTCGTAATACATTAATTCTATAGTTTTAGGGATTCCTGCTGTAAAGGATATTGGATCAGTTGTAGTTCCTCCACCACCTTTGTCAACCCAGTCATCTGCTACTAATACTCCATCAATGTATAGCCTTGTACCATCGTCTGCTGTTGCTAAAAATGATATGTTTTGAGTAGAATCGCTTCTAATTGACCCCGTAAATTTTACAATAACATCCTCTGATGGGCCACCTAAGACACTTCCAGACCCCCATTGAAGGTTAATACTGGTTACATTTGTAGTAACTACTGGAGAAGCCCCCTGTGGTATGTATGGAGAGCCGTTTTGTCCCAGCACATTATATACTTGAGCAGTTAATCCTTCTGCTGCATGGGCTTTGTCTGAATGCCCGAAAAGTAAAGACCCTGCGACAAGGCCTAAAACAATTAACGTTCTAAGTGATTTTTTCAGTTTCCCTTCTCCTAGATCAACATTGTTGACTATTATATTATAACATTATATTAAAAAGTGAGCAGTTTATAGACAACTACTCGGGTCTATCGTTCACGGTATTAACCTAACGACTCTCATATAGAGCATCCGTATTAAATATAGCCGACCAATGTTTCATAATCTCTATAACTATAGATTATACAGAACTATTTAATTTTTTATAACACAAAAGGCAGGGAACTTATGTTACCCTGCCCTAAGTGTTGGACTATTTACTTCTTTTGTAGTTTTGCTATAGCCTTACTCAATGCACTAACAGACTTCATCAAAGACGCGATCTGTTTAGTTAATGAATCGATCAAGGTTGCAACTGAGGCTTGTAGCACAGTTACCTGTGTTGTAAGAGCCTTAACTGCTGCGTTTGCAGTTGCTACGTCAGCCTTGACTGCTGTTACGTCAGTCTTGACAGAGGCTACTGAATCAATAACGTTAACTGCTGGAAGAGATACAATTGCAATTGCAGTACTTTCTCCTTTAGCAAAACCAGTTACTGGAGTGTCTGCTATATCTACTGACTGTGCAATAGTTACAAGAGACGCAATGATTCCAGCATCTGCAATTTTTCCATCAAAAGATTGTAATATTGCAGAAGCATTTCCATTAGCATCGGTTACTGCTGAAGTTGAAGTTACTCCGTTGCCAAAGATTCCCTTAGAATCAACTGCAAAGTTAACGCTAATTCCTTTAACTGGATTTCCCCAACCATCTTTAACAGTTGCAGTTACTTTTCCACTAGCAGTTGTTAATGTAATGTTTCTTGCTGTTGTTGCAACTGCATCATTAACCGTAAAGGTTGCAGTTTGTGTCAATCCTCCACCAACAACAGTTACTGTTGCAAGTCCAGGTTTGGTTCCAATTGCTGTAAATTCTTGTCCGCTTCCGATAGTAACAGTCTTCAAATCTCCTGTTAATGGACGAACAGTAGGTGCAGAAGTTCTAAGAACAACTCCGTCAGATGCAGTAACAACAAGTGCTACTCCAGAGACAGAAGTTCCTGAAGCATTCTTTAATGATGTTGCAATGGTTACTGCAGATGCAGTTCCTGCTGTTGTTGCTTGAACATCTTTTAATACTTTAACAGTCTCTGTGCTTCCACCAGTTAGTGTTAGTGAGGCATATGATCCCGTTGCAGAATAGGTAACTGTAAGAACATTTGCAGATGTTAGCAGACCAGTTGAAGTTCCTGGCGCAGTAACCTGAATGGTCAATGCATCAACAAAGTTTGTTGTTGAAGTGCTTGCATCTTTAAATGTAATTGTTGCATCTCCATTGATATCAGTAACTGAGGTTGCAATTGTTGTTCCAAAGTTTCTGCTTGAAGAAGACAGTGTTCCAGTAACAAAATAATATTGCTGAGCAGTGTCAAAGTTATTCTTTACATTAATCTTAAGGCTTGTGGTATCTCCACTTTTAACTACAGAGTTTGTAATTGATGCACTTAAGAGTGATGTAGAAATTCCAGTTGTTCCTAATGCACCTTGAGAAACTGAAGGAGCAGTATATGTAACTGTAACAACAGAGTTTCCTGTTGCTAGAGCAACTGTAATTGTGAATGATCCACTAGCAGTAGTAGCAGAAGTAACATATGTTCCAATTCCATTAGTTCCAATAACTACTGGATATGTTCCATTTGTAATTCCAGCAACGCTAGAAGATGTAATCTTAGCATTAACAATAGATCCTGCTGTTCCTGTAATTGACCAACCAAGTGTTGATGCAGAAGAAGTACTAGCAAAATATGTTGTTGATGTTGGTGTTTCAATTGCAACTGGAGCAACATACTTAACTGTAGACGTTGAAACTCCGATAGCACTTGAAAGAGCAACCTTTGTTGCTGTTGCTACTGGATTTGTTGTAAATGTTACAACTTTAGCAAGGGATGGAGTTAAAATTCCACCCAAGTTCAATGTAAGAGTAGAACTTGTTGAACCACTATGCTTAGCATGAAGATCATAAGATCCTGTTGATGCTGTAAGTGAGTCTGTTGACTCTAAGAATGTGTTTGTTGTTGGTGTTCCAGATCGGGAAGCGGTTGTTAAAACACTTCCTGGAGCAGTTAACTTACCTTTTGTTACCGTTAAAGTTTCTGTTGATCCAACTGCAATAGTTGAAGAAACTGTAATTCTTTCTAGAGAATTACGAAGTAATGTTGGAATACCATTGGTATCTTTAAGTGTAATTCCAAAATCAACTGAAACATCTCCTGCGGTTACTAAAGAAGAAGAACTTGTTTCTAGTGCAACTGGAGTTCCTCCGACTTTAACATCTGCGGTAAAGTAAGCCTCTCCACCATCAATGGTTGAGTTTCCACCAATTGTGCTTCCTACGTTGTCAATCCATAATAAAATCTTATATGTTCCTGGAGTTCTAAATGCGTTTGACAAAACGCTTACAGAATCAACCGTAACTGTTTCATCACTTCCGCCTAGAACAACAGTTGCTGCAGTGTTATTTGATAAAGTTGCAAGAGCCACAAGAGTGTCTCCAACTGTAATTTGAGTTGTTGCATCGACTGTTACTGGTGTTGGATTTGAAATAATACGACCACGAACAGTTACTGTCTCGCTTGCTCCAGATGTATCTGAAAGAGCAATCATCGATACAGAGACCTTATTGTCTGCAGCAGTTGCTGTAGCAACGCCACTAGATAATGATGATGAACGATTTGGAACGGTATCTACTGATAAAATTCCAGTAATTGCTGCATTGGCTGGGGCTGATGTAATTACAGACACTCCAGACAGGGCAAGCGCATAAACTGCTGTAACAGCAATCTTTTTAAATAAGTTCATTTTTCTCCTATAAGTTAACATGATTTTAGCCTTTATGACTATACCTTATTATAGCAGATATATGAGAACTGCGTCAAATTAGGTTTTCCTTGATCAGTTTTAAAAGATTTGCCTGTGAATCGCTTTTGTTAAACATGTTATATAAAAATGATAGGCTCTTTCCACTATCTTTTTGCTTATATTCTAAATTATTTGTCATAATTTGTTTAATTTCTTCTGTGAGTAAAAATTTTTGCAAGTTTATTTTTTTATCAGTTTTGAAATTTATATACATTAATGCTTCATCTTTTTTTAAAATAATATTATCTTTATTTTCAAAAAGTTGTAATACTGCATGAACTGGCCTAAACCATTTATGTATATTAAAAGATGCTGGCATAATAAATCCAGAATTGGTAAAACTTGTTTTATGCATATATGGAGATGTTATTTCAACTTCAATATCTTCTTCTGAAAAAAATAAATAGGATAAAGAATAATCTAGCGTATATATTGATCCTATATTTTGTTTTTTTAAAAGATATAAAGGATTTAATCTTTGATCATTATTATTTATTAACCTATTGTTTTTTATGTTTAGGTTTAATTCTATTGGATTTTTATATACATACATATTTTTTGTAGCATTTAAAAATGATTTACAAGTATAAAATGGAAGACCTTTTTCATAAGTTTTCAAATTATTTTTTAAATCACGCAAGGCTAAAACTAAATCACTAGTTAATAAATCGAAAGAAGACAATGAGTCATTTTTATTTTCTGGTGGATTGATAGCATAATACACAATGCTCATAGTAAATTAAATTTTCCTAAAAACTCTTCAACGTCTTTTGGCATTTGCATATTACGCTTCTCTTCTCTTTCTTGAAACTCCTGCCTATTTCTTTCTTTTGCAGCACTGCCCCAAGTATGTACTTCAATTTCTAAATCTAAATCTTTTTGTGTATGTGCTATTGCTCCATAAACTGCACCACAAACAGCATCTGCTAAATCTTTAGATGACTTACGTGGGTGGTCTACTCTATTGCCTTTCATAATCTTTAACTCAGAAAGTTCTTGAAGTAATAGATCAATCTGTGGCATTGCAACTCTCTCTTCATAAACCATCATTGCCAAATCCTCATAATGTTTTTTAGCAACTGAGACTGTATCTGTTCTTATTCCAACAGCCTTAAGTTCATTTTGAATATCAAATGATTGCCATCTATCAAATGAAACAATACCAATGTTAAATCCTTGCCTTCTTAAGTTAATGATCCATTGTTTTACTTCAGATAAATTTACTGGTCCCTCGACTTTTGGCTCCCACCACGCAACGGCATCTACAACAACAACTGGTGCAACCTGTTCATAGTCTTTAATAACTTGAATGTTAACCCATTTGTCAACGTGTGCAATAGCAACAGCACACTTATCATGTTTTTGTGCAAGGTCTGCGTGTATATAATATGTTTTGTCTGGATCTGGTTTAAAAGATTCATCAAATCTTCTACTAAAATCTAATGGGTTTCTTAACGTCATACATTTAACTAACTTATCTTTTTGTTTAAAGAATGCGTCTGATGAAAATGTTGGGATACATGCAAAGCGCATCATTGCATCACCTAAGTCTGTATAAAATGCATGTTTAAAATCTTCAATATTTCTTGTTGGGTTTACTTCCCATGTTGGTCTTTTTAATGCTAAAATTCCAGGAAACTTATATGAAATAATATAATCTTCATCCCAGGAAATTTCAAATGAATTGTCTGGAGTATCTCCTAGTTCTGGATTTAAAATAAACTTGTGGGTTTTTTCAACAACTTCTTTTTCAGCAATTACGCTATCATATTTTTCCGATATAAAATCTCCTGGGTATCTTGGAAAAGAAAGCAATACAACCTTTCCAAGATCTGGAAAACGAGAGTCTACAGAACCACGAAAGGCTTTGTAAATGTTTTCTGCAGTCTTTCCCTGTTCATTACCAGTTCCAACCTCAGAAGCAAATCCAGAAATTTCATCAAGTACAGCAAGCAATAAGTTTAAACCTTCATGTGATTCTCGTTCTGAGTGTCCAGAATAAACTGTTATGGATTGATCAAACTCAATAGAATCTGCTTTTGCATTATACTTTCCTGCAAACCAAGGAGATTTTTCAATCTTATTTTTAAATCCTTTAAAGAAAACGTTCTTAGCCTGTTGAGCATTTATAGCAACGTTAATTAAATCTATTGCGTCTCCGCTTGGTTTTCCGAAATATCTTGCGGGGTCTTTAAGACATAGTAACTTATAAACAATATAGGCACAAGCCACAGTCGAAGTAAAGTCCTTGCCACTACCCTTCCCAAGTTGTAGAATAATTTCGTTTTTAGTAAATTTGTCATAATATTTTTTACCCTCCACTGTTCCCATTATTTTTTCTAAATCTTCTTTTTTATAAATCTGACTCATTGCTTCAACAATTTCATATTGTATTTTTGACAATGGCGGTTGGCCTAAATAATTTGGAGACTCAACAAATGTCTTTGTGTCTACTGGAATTTCTAAAAAATTGTTATCTTCAAGTACTTCTAGAAACTCATTGAACATCGTGGACAATTGTTATTACCTCATTTGCCTTAGCGATAGATGATAATCTTTTCATAATTTCATCTCTTACTTGTGGATATTCAGAAGCAATATCACGCAAGATTTCAATTAATACTTCTTGCTTTTGTTCAACCTCTAAGATCTCTTCTGCTAGTTCTTTGTTTTCTAGCAGCCCTGCTTTTTGTAGCATATCAATTCTTTTAGATTCAATATCTAATACTAATTTAATTGCATTAGTCTTTGCTCCAAGATTATTATTTAATCCAGCCTCATCAATAACTTCGTAGGCTTTAGAAATTAACTTACCATAATGCTGATCTGCTGCTGCCAGTGCTTCTTTAGCCCTACCCCGAATGGCATCGTTGGCAGAAGCCATAACCTTCCATTCATTTATAAGCGCAACAACTCTAACTCTAGGCATACTTAAATCTTTTGAAATCTTGGTTGGGTCACTACCCTTTAAATATTCTTCTACTACTTTATTTATTTGATCTAAGTGTTCAATAAGTTCAACTTCAGTTGACATGATTTATTCCTTCAATTCTATAGATTTCATCTTGAATATAAAAAATTGCTTTTTTTAAATCTTCAACATGTTTCTCTTCGTTTTTTAATCCTGCTCTCCAAAGATACTTAATAGCGTTACCTATATTAAAATTTCTATGTCTAGTTATTTCTAGACACTCAACGCCAGATGGATCGCTAGTATAATGTTCTGGATGACTAACTTGATCAACTGTAATTTTTAAATGATCGCTCATGATCCGCCGTGATTACCAAAATATTTCATAAATTTTGGATATTCAATAACATCTGGATCTACCCACCAGTCTTCGTGCGTATGTTTTTGAACTAAAGCATAGCCTAAAGAATTTAAAATTTCTCTTGCTGCATCTCTTTGAGGTTGCAATTTAAAATGACTACGCATGTCATGTTCAAATGTAATTACTGAAAACCTATAAGTATTAAGTGGAATGGCAAGAAGTCCTAACAAAGAAAGATGTGGATTTCCATTTGGTCTGCCTTTTAGATCATATCCAGCATCAATATCTATTTGTAAAAAATCAATTTGTTTTGGAAAATTGTTTTCTTCAAAATACTTAATATAATTAAATTGTGTTGCATCGCCAAGAATACATGGATTTTTTCTATTTGCAGTTATTTCTGCATGAAGTTTAGGACTAATTTCAAAAGATACACCTTTCCAACCATAGATATTTTCTAAATTATACGTATTGCTTATAATTTTTGAATGGTAGGCTCCTAGTTCAACGTAGTATCCATTTCTTTTTTGATCTAAAATATCAATAACAAAATTTTCTGCATGGCTTAATCCCTTATTTGGTTGATCCAAATTTAATATATCATAGGAATTATATATATTTTCCTTTGAAATTATGCGTTTATTTTCATTCATCTTTTTGATCTCCTTAGTTTAAACTTAGCAAGGTAGACGTAAACAGTCTCCACTGTGCATCCACACTCCTTAGCAATCTCTTCTGGAGTCTTTTTGTCGATAACATATCGTTTACGCATAAAGACTTCTGATGTATACAGTTTAGCAGCCATATCGTTATTTGTCAACTTCTTGCTCAAGGATATCATAATTGTATGCGTTTGAGTCTTCAAGCATCCATTTGTCATAACTTTCAACATCCCACTTATTTGTATTAATAAGTCTTTGTATTACTAGATCTTTTTTTGTTACAAACGATGGTTCTTTTAATCTTACCCTGTTATTTGGCTGTATTGCAAAGTTTCCATCGTCTCTTTGAATTACGTGCCCACATTTATGCTGTCCTGGATTTTCAGAATACCCATCATCTAAAATGTTTGTTTCTGGACTATGCCAATCAAGTGTAAACAAATATTTTCCAGGTACATCTGTTTTGTTTCTATCAAGATAAGACATTCTCATGTTACTTAAGTTTTCAAATTTTGTAACTGAAATATATGGACTAAAAGAATTCCATAAAACTAAATTATGAATTGGTTCTTCTGGAACATCTGGTTTTGTACAGAAGGCATTAATTGGCATTCTCCACCAAATTCCACCATCTTCCATTAAGAAATGAAATAGTGGACTTCTGCTTTTAATACTTGAAACTCCAAAGATAACACATGGAAAATACTTGTCATGACTATCCTCTTGATCTCTTAAAAAATTTCCACGAACATAACATTCTATTGGTGGTATGTTTGCATTTAACTCTGGCATTACTTGTCAACTCCCATTGCTTTATCCCAGTTTTTTATAGCCCAATGTCCAATGCCACAAGCATCTGCTACATCGTTGTCAGTTATAGATCTATCATACTGCATATTAATAAACCTTATTGTTCTTTCTTTGCGTAAATTTCTTTCATAGGTTTTATACCAAGACTCTGACTTTCCAGGATTGGCTGATCGTATAGCAAACTTTTCATCTTTATCAATCTTCTTATTACCAATAAAGTTTTGCCAAGTTATTGGAGAAACTGTTCCTATAACTTTTGTGCCAGTTAATCCTGCTGCTCCTAACAAGGCCCCTTGAACAAGTGCTAAATCTGCAGCAACTTTTGGACTATTCATAAACACGGTATGTTCAATAACTATGGCTTCAAACCCTCCATAATGATCTAAGAATGATTTAGTTTTATTGCATGCATCCATAACTTTTTCATAATTTGTGTTACCCTCAAAGTTAATCTTGCCAACTGTTCCAAGAATTTCATTTTCAAATAAAGCAAATGCAAGGCTGTTTGTACTAGCATCAATAGCGCATATATTTTTTGGCTTAACAGCAAAGCCCCATTTATTCTTGTTCATATTGCATATAACCTTTAATTTGATTAAGCATTCTGTGTAATTCTTTTGGATCTACCGTGCAATTTGGACAATAGTTAACGTCGTTGTACATTGAAAGGGTAGTTCCACAACCTCTGGCACATTTTCTATCTTTGCCAATTCTTTTTTTTCTTTTATTTAATGCCTGCTTATTAGCAATTTTTACTTTTGTTGCTTCAGTTCTGCAAGTTGGACTACAGTAAATTTGATAACTTACTGTAGCATCAAACATGTTCTCGCACCAACTACACGGCTTCACTTAGACCCTCTAGTGGAGCAATTTTAATTACTCCTGGTCCTGCAGCAGCGCAGGCTCTTTGAACTGGACAACTCTTACAAATTTTTGAATTTGCACGATAGTTTTTATTAGGAAGAGTTCTATCTTCCCAAGCCTTACGTACTGTTCTTAGCCAGTTGAATGTATTATCTATCCACTGTCTGTAATAATCATTTACACCTATTGGAATTGCAAGAAGTTCATGGCTATTTTTATTTTCATATAATAAAACCCCATTCTTCTTGTTAAGAATTTTCATATATAGTAGTATTTGAATAATGTGACCCTTTTTAGCCTTATTCATTCTCTTATAATACTGAAATGCTTCTTCTCCAGTTGTTTTAATTTCTAATACAACCTCTTCGTCATTAATAACTAAGATGCCATCTCCATAGCCAAAGATTGGAGGATCTTGATTACTAATTTTAAATTCAGTTGTTGGCTTCCCAGTCTTCTCATCAGTAAAGATTTTTGCAATTCCAGAATTCATAATTGCATCTTGAATTCTTCCATGAGATAGAGTTCCATTGCCCATATTTGCAGCAGAGAATGGAGTGGTCAAATCATCAAACTCGTTGCCGTCAAAGGCTAAGTACCAATACCTAGCACATTCACCAAACCCATAAGCAATTGCTGATGGGGCAAATGTTTTCTTTTGAACAAACTTTGTATCACGACCCACAAGATAGCCTTTTTCAATAGCCTCAACTAAAGATTTAGTATCTATGTGACTTTCTATCTTTGTTTGTTTTACCATTACTTGTTGTAGTAAACTTTTAGTCATTATATTCCTTTGTTTAGACAAGTATACACTATCTGGTGATATATTTCAATGCTGAGACTAAATTGTTTACTGCTTCTGCTGCAGTATAGTAAATGTTTTTCTTTCCCCTGTTACTTTTGTCAACATTTGCCATCCAAGTTGCCTTTAATGCCAACTTAGCAGCAATAGCCTGAAGTCTAACAATTTCTAAGGTTGCAACTTGAATAGGAATGTCTGGTTTAATAATAAGTTTAGCAATCATAGTCAGTGCAGTTGTAAGATCTTCATCTTGCATGTACTCTGCTATGTCTGATAGATCATTAAGTTGTTCTAGTGTTGTATTGTTTTGTTCCAAAGTTTAACTACTTTCTATTTATTTTAACAATGAGTTTTTTTTGTAATATTCTTCTTGATATCTTAAAAAGTTTTTATTTTTAACCCAAGAATTCATTCTTTTTTCTCTTTCTTCTTGGGCTCTTGCTACAAAATTTAACTCTTCAAAATCTTTTCTTGTTGAAAAATGCATAGTTAAAACTTCAGTATTGTCTCCATCATTAAATAATATTGGATCTCTCCAATGAATTGTACCTGCACCCCAAAAAATAAGAAGGTCTCCATATTCAAGATTAAATTCATCTTCTTCAATAATAATTGGCCAATCAATATTTTTATCTAATTGATAATCAAACGTTAGTTTACTATAGTAATTATCAGAATCAAAATGTGGTGGAAGTTTTGGATTTACATTATCACCATGAATTTTATTATAACTTAAATAAGAATTATGACTCATAAAAACTTCTTCACCAACAATCTCACAAGCAAATGCTTCAAGTTTTTTTCTTATTTTTTCTGGATATAAAACTTCAATTTGCATTCTTGACAGTTTTTGTATAACAAATGGTTTATAAAATTCAGGCAGGGAGTCGTCAATTTTTTCTTTTTCTACAATTGCCAATATTTCATCAAGTTCTTCTTTAGTAAAGAAGTCTTTTATAATATGTGGAGTTATGCTATTCTTAGGTTTATAATTATCTAGATACATATATATATTATACACCATCTACAAATTGTTCAAGTACTGCTAATTCAGTTATTGCAAGTCTGACCTTATTTGTGCCCTCGCCAATAACAACAATTATGGCTGGGTCATTATTATTTTTAATAGCGTCAGTGGTTGCTTTGGCCCAAACCTTTTGATTAAGGGTAAAAGATTTTCCAACTTCTTTAAAATCTACTGTAAAGTTTTTCCATGTTGCATCGCCTTTGTGAGTGTTTCTACCACTATTCTTGTGCTGTTTTGCACCAAGCCTTTTTGATTCTGATCGCTCACTCATCTTTATAATCCTTTTTTCCTTTTGGAATAAGACTAACTTTTGATATATGTTTTTTAGTACACATCCAAGTTAAATCTTTTGTTTCTGTCCATAATCTACAAACAATAACTTCTTCATTACATTTTTGACAAAAAAACTTTCCCCTATATGTAGAAAAATTGTTAAGCATTCTCTACCTTTAGTTTTAATTGTTCTTGTAAGTCTAAATCTTCTCTTACTCTGTCAATAAAGGCATCTCTACCCTGAACTTTTGTGCCATCATCAAGTTGATACCAAGCACCAGTTCTATTTACCATACCCATCTGTTCTGCGGTATCAACAAGATCGCCTATCTTATCAATCCCAATAGCATCACCTCTAAAATAAAAATCATACTCACCAGACTGAAAGCCAGGAGAGGTTTTAGAGAATTGTAATTCCCATCTAATTTTTCTACCAATTTTTTCTTCAATTAATTTATCTCCTATTTTAATTTTTCCCTTGATGGCTTGATTGTCTGATTCCGATGAGAACAATTTAATAACGCAAGAGGAATAAAACTTAGTAGCCTGCCCACCAGAAGGCTGCTGACTAGTATACATAGCGTTAATATTATTACGAGACTGAGAAATAAGTACAAGCATAGTCGGCTTAACTTTGTTATTAGCATAGTTAAGCATTTTCCAAGCGTTGCTAAAGTCACGTGACTCTGCTCCAATCTGTTTTGTATTTTCTAAAGCCTTCATATCGTCTGTATCTTTTTCAAAGTAAATGGCAGGAAGCATTGATGTAATACTGTCAATTACAATTAAATCAACTCCAGCATTGATAAGGCCTACTCCTACATCTACCATATCGCTAATTGTTCGTGCTTGTGAATAGATTAGTTTTTTTGGATCTACCCCAAGTTTTATAGCCCAATCTTCTGAGTATGACATTTCTGAGTCAATCCATGCACAGATTTTTCCTTCTGCTTGTGCCATTGCAATCATTTGTAGACACATAGAGGACTTTGCACTTGACTTGCTACCCCAGATCAAAACCTGTCTTCCATACGGTAAACCGCCACCAAGAGCCTTGTTAAGACCATAACTAGGAGTAGGCTGGTATTCAAAAGTAATTCCTTCTCCAGTACCCAAACGTTTTCTAAGTTTAGGATCTAGTAATGCTAAAACATCTTCTACACTAACTGACATGAACATCCTCCAAAGTTATAGTCCCATCTTTTGTTTTGCCAAAATCAAACTTATAGGTATTGCCTTCTTTAATATGCATATAGGCTTTTGCAAAAGATGTTGGGAATACTGTTATAGAATGTAAGTCTCTTGATGAATCTGCTAAAGTTAATAATGCCATCTTCTTTCCAGTTTTTGTTGTTCTTGGTTTAAATGATATCACAAACATCTCTTCTTCTGCAAATGGCAATTGCTTATAATTTAAAAATCTAACTAAAGCATTTGGTGAAGTTTTAATTTCATCAACTGGTATGGCAGAAACAATCCTATTGTCAGATGCTAATAGCAGATAAGTTTTACCAATCTCAATGGTAGTGTTTTCATCATCAAATATTCCAATTGATCCCGTTTTGTCTAACACATCAACACGAGACCATCCCGTTCCTCTTTTAATTGCTTTAATCATTCCCATCAAAATAAAAGATCCTTTTTCTTCAAAGTCTTCTGTTGATTGAATAAATGAATGGTATTGTGTTGGCACTGTCATATTAAATTCTGGCAGATTTAAATACTCATATAAATTTTCTTTGATCTCTTGATCATTTCTTGGGTTATCAGAAAAGGTTGCAGCACCAGTAATCCTTAGTGATTGTAGGGCTCTGCTGTTTACTCCGTTTCCTTTTGTAAAAGTAAATTCTTCAAGTTGTTTGTATGATGTGAATGGTCGCGCTTGGATATATCTTTCTGCAATCTTGTCAGATATATATTTAACAGAACTAAGTCCAAATCTAATACCTTTACCCTCAATTTTAAAATCCATATCCGAATCGTTAATGTGAGGTAACTTAATGCTAATGCCCATTCTTTTCGCTTCAATAAGATACTCAGTTCTTCCATCTTTATCCTTTTCATTTTTTAAAAGCGCAAACATAAATTCAAGGGGATAATAATACTTTAACCAAGCGGTCCAATACGAGACCGTAGAGTAAGCAACCGCATGAGACTTGTTGAACGAATACCCCGCATGTGCTTCAAAGTCATGCCATAAATCCAAAGCAGAATTAGGACTAATGTACTTAGAAGCACCATTAACAAACTTTTCTTTAAACTGATCAAATTCTTTAGCATCTTTCTTCTTTCCAATAATTTTACGTACCTTGTCTGCTTCTGCCATTGTCATTCCACCAAGTTCAACACAGGCTTGCATAACCTGCTCTTGATATAAAACACAACCATATGTATCTATTGTAATGGGTTTCATAACTTTATTTAGGTAATCAATATTTTGCTTCCCATGCTTTCTTGCAATGTAGTCTTTGCCAATAGTATTCATTGCTCCTGGGCGAACCAATGCGTTAGATGCTGCAAGTTCATTTAGATTCTTCACACCCATTTTAATCAAAAGGCTTGTATATGGTGCAGCCTCGCATTGAAAAACTCCTTTAGTGTATCCATCTGAAATCATTTCATAAACTTTAGAGTCTTCTAAATCAATTTCTAATAAATTAATTTCTTTGTAATGATTCTTTTTAATTTCTGCAACAGCATCTTGAATAACACTAAGAGTTTTTAATCCAAGTGCGTCAATTTTAATTAAACCAATTCTTTCTGCTTCTTCCATATCAACACCGACTACTGGGATTCTTTCGTCAGATCCTGGAGATGATCGTGTTTCTAGTGGTGCATATCTAAAAATTGGGTTCTTGCTTGTTACAACTCCTGCAGCATGAATTCCAGTTCCACGAATACGTCCTCGCAACTGATCTCCATACACTTCTACTTCTGGATATTTTTCTCTAAACCATAAAGTTGTTTTTGAATAACAAAAATCTTCCCATGTGTCAACTTGCTTTAGCGCTTTGTTTACATCTGACAAAGGAATATTTAAAACTCTAGCAACATCTCTAACGACACCCTTGCCTTTAAACTCTAAGAAGGTGGCAATAGATGCAACGTGTCTATATTGTCTAACCAAATAATCTTTTACTTCTTCACGACGAGTATCCTGAATGTCTGTGTCAATATCTGGAAAATCATTTCGTTCGGGATTAATGAAACGAAAGAACAACAATCCATATTTAATTGGATCAATGTCTGTAATTCCAAGTGCAAAGCAAACTAAAGATCCAGCAGACGATCCACGACCTGGACCTACCATAATTCCTTCCTTCTTTGCCCAAGCAATCATGCTTTGAACAACTAAGAAATATGGTGCAAATTTTTTATTCTTAACAATCTCTAACTCTTCACGTAATCTATTAACATATTCTTCATTATCTTGCAGACCTTTAAGTGTCAAACCTTCAAACGCAATCTTTTCTAATTCACTATCTGGACTTTTGTATTGAACTGGTAAAAGGTCAAGTCCATCTTGAATATCATAATCTTCTACTGTCTCTGCTAGTAGGAGTGTGTTTGAGTATATGTCTGGTCTATCTATCCCCTGTTTTTCCATTGCTAATTTAATTTCATCATACGATAGTAAATGTATGTCAAATTTATTAAAAGTAATTTGACGATCTTCTCCGTACAGGTAGTCAAGTCTTTGCATCATATTGGTTTTCTTTTTAGACTTTTCATATGTTGCTTCTTTATTAACTTTGCCATGAGTATTCATTAATAACTTAAACTCTTGAATTTCTTTTTGTGAAGTATCTGAATGGTGGCAATCTGGAGTTACAACAACCTTAATGTCAAATTCATCTGCAAGTTCAATTAAAGCCTTATTTATTTCTGGGGTATTATGTGGCATTACTTCAATATAATAATCATTACCAAAATTATTCTTAAACCATTTAATATTTTTCTTTGCAATAGCAAATTCATTTTCTTCTAATGCTTTTACAATAACACTACTTGGACATGCGGAAGTTACAATAATACCTTCACGATATTTTTCAAGTATCTCAAAATCAAATCTTGGCTTCTTAAAAAATCCATCAGTCCAGGAAACTTCACTAATTTTATTTAAATTCTCTAAACCAATCTGATTCTTTGCTAGAAGAACAATGTGATTATAAACAAGATCTTGCTGACCTTCTCTTTCAGACTTATCTCGTGTATCAGACATGTCTGCACACATATATCCTTCTAGCCCAAGAATTGGTTTAATACCTTTGGATTTTGCGGTACGATAAAACTCACGATGTCCTGAAAGTGTGCCGTGATCTGTTATTGCCAACGCTGGCATTTTAAGATCTACGGCACGACTTAGATACTCTTCTGGAGTTGCAATTCCATCAAACAGAGAATAGTGAGTGTGTACGTGCAGTCCTGCGTAGTTCATACTACCAATCTGTATTGGTTGATGAAGTAGTTGATGGTGAGTCAAAGCCTAGATAAAAGGCTTCTTGTTCTGCATAAGGAACTTTGCGAAGTGCAAGTTCAATTTGAAATGGCTCGATGTCAGCCCAATCAAATGGTTCTTTATCTGGTGCTGCTGGAATCATTGTGTAATTTGTTTCAGTACCCTGACCATTACGCTTCATTTTCCAAACAACGTTTGAAATGCTACCAGTCTCAAGTGCATATTCACGAATTGTATTAAAAGATGATTGCTTGCTGATTCCCATAGACCAAATGGCTACATATGGTTTTTCAATTCCATCATCTACTAATACGTTACAGTAAAAACGAAGACGACCACGCCATCCAGCCTTCGGATCTTTGCGGTGCATTTCTTCTGCCCAGTCACGGCCTTCTGTATCCATAGTGTCTACTGCTTTGCGCTTGTAATCTTTTGGATTTACGTGTTCTTTAACAACTATAGATAGACCACGAGATGCATTATAATTTGCAGAGTCTTCATCTAGTTCTTCAACAAAGCGAATCTTTACTGATTGTCCATCAGCAAGTTTAAGCCATCTTACCTTTGGTGAGTTTTCATCGTATTTTGGTTTGTCGAGCAGGGCGTTGATGTTTTTTAGTCCCTTTACTACGCTCATATTATTCTCCTTTTTTATATTGTTATTTTAAAATCATCATACTGCTCTGCAGCACTATTGATTTTTTCTACTATTTTATTATACTCTTCCAATTCATTTTTGTCAAATGAATCTTTAGAAACTTTAAAACTATTTCCAGCATATAAAGATATCCAACTATACAACTGCCAGGAAGGTGGTTGAATTAAATAAGAAAAATCTTTTTTGTTTGTTTTCATATCTTCTATAAATCTTTTTATATTATAATATTCATATTCTGGCATTGGGTGTTTTAATAAGAACTCAGACCAAAAATTAGTATTGGTTTTATTTGTAATATAATGCATGTACAAATAGGTTGTAATTCCCTGTCCATACCGTTCATTTAAATTATTAAAATGATCTATTTCTGTATCTGTAATAGTATTATTAATATATTTATAGAAATAGTTATCTAAAAATAAATATAATGCATTAATCATTCCTGATATTGCAGTAGCCTCCATTGGTTCAAAGAATGATGTGGAAAGTCCTATACCTAAACAATTGTTTATTAATATTTTTTTTGCATAACCTGGAGTAAAATTAAAAGTTTTTACAATTTCTAAATCTTTTCCAAAAAATTTATAGGCTTCTTTGATTGCATCATCTTCATTAATATAATTATTATTATAAACGTATCCACAACCATATCTATTTTGCAAAGCAACCTTCCATGCCCAGCCATAATCCATTGCTATTGCTTGTGTGTACGGAACTTCTTTACCGTCTAAAGGAAGTTTGCAGGCAATTGCTGATGTTGCTGGAAGAAATTTAGATGTGTCAATCCATTCAACATTATAAACATTATTTAAAAATAATCTAGAAAATCCAGATGCATCAATTAAAAAATCTAGACTAATGCTTGTTCCATTATCTAATGATAATTCCACAATGTCGTCATTACTATTTGTTTTAGTGTCAACAACAATAGCATCAATAATTTCTATATTTTTTTTAACTATTTCATTTTCTAAAAAATCTCCAAGTAATTTTGCATCTAAATGTAATGAGTATTCTTTTTTATTATTAATTGAATGAGTTTTATTTTTATAGGATATTTGTGCATTTAAATTAATAGAGTCTAAATTGCCATGTTCTTGCATTGCCATATTACAAAGTTTAAAGATATTGTCATTATTGTAAAAAATATTATTATCAAAAAAATTGTTAAATCCATGAAACCATGATTTGTTTTCTTTATTCCATCCAGAAAAGACAACACCATTTTTGATAGTTGCATTTGTATACTCAATTACATCTTCAACATCAATTTTTAAATCTTTCAAAACCTTATGTATATTTGTTGTTAACCCTTCACCAGGCCCAAGAACTCCTATTTGTTTACTTCGCACCATTGTTATTTTTAACTTTGGGTACCTTTTATTTAATAGAAGTACGCTTAAACATCCAGCGGTTCCCCCGCCAACAACAACAACATTTTTAATGTCTCTGATCATAGCCAACTTTATTGATTTGTTCTGCAGCAGGGGCCCAAGATTCAGAATTCTCCTGAACTCCATGACCTTCAACAATTCTGTTATAAAAATTAAATGCAGCACAAACAGCAACAGCATCTTTAACTTGATCTTGTGTAAACCCAGCATCGTAACACTCATCATATAACTTGTTAGTCATACTTGCTGGATGTTTAGTTAATTGTTCTACTAAGTTAAAAATTGGTGTTAATCTATTAGGAGTCGATTGAATTCCGCCATCTAAAACCTCAATCTCAGCATCTAATGATTCTGCAAAAAAACGATGGGATCCATAGCAATATCTACATCCATTTAAGTATGATGTATATGCTGCAATCATTTCTCTATCTTGTGGAGATAGGGATGAAGCCTCTCGTAATACTTCTTGTGCAAATGAAAGCATCATCATATATTTTTTTTGATTTTCCATAAAGACATCAATGATTGTTGAATTCTCTTTAATTGAATCAAACACATTTTTTACGCTCATAACTACCTCAACA